CTAGTTCCATTTCGAATGGTCGATTGGAGGCAGGTTAACAGGCGGGAGGTAAAAGTCGCCCAGCTCGGCAAAGCCTTCGTCGCGACTGGGGGCAGGATTGGTCTTGGCTTCGGCCCTCTCGCGCATCAGACGGCGAGCTTCGATGTTGGCCTGCTTACGTGCTTCTGCGGCCTTGCGGAGCGCTTCGCCGTTGATGCGGCGGGTCTCGGTCTCCTCCGTCTTGGCCTCCGACAGGGCGCGGCGCTTGCCGGAGGCGATGAGCGCCTCGTCGCGGGTCATACCGCCCATCATCAGTCGCGCGATCTCCTGCTCCTCGGCAGGAAGCAATTCGACGCGCGCCATGTGCGTACGCTCGGCAAACGCATCGAGGAAATAGGGCATCATCTTGGGATTGGTCAGGAAGGAAAGCATCGGCTTGTCCGGCGGGGCTAACTTGGTCATCCAGCCTAGTTTAAGCGATCTGATCTGCGCCCAGTTGCGCACCACGAAACTCACGAAATCGTGCCGGGCCGTGACATTGTCATAGATGCGGGCCTTGAGGACGGAGCGGAAAATCTGCTGATCCTTCTCGCTCCATGTCGGGCAAGGGACGCCCGGATAGGTCTCCCGCCACGCGGTCACGTAGGTCGTATGGTAGGCGCCGGCCTTGTCCTGCTCGCGGGCGGCTGCGGCTTTCTGCCGAGTGGTCTCGACGCTCTGTCGCTGGACGCGCTCGGTCGCTGTACCAGCCGTGTCGTCTTCGAACTGCATGGCCCGGCTGGTCGGGCGCTTGGGGGCGGAGACAGAGGGCACGGTGCGGGAGGGGGCGGCTGGAACGGGGGTGGGTTCTTCCTGTTCCGGGATGGCTGCCTCTGCTGGTCTCACCCGCTTCCTGACTGAAAGAGGAAGACCACTCTTCGCCGAGCGAAGCGACAGCGAATTGTTGTTTTCTTCGTTCTGTTTTCCGTTCTGTTTATAAGGACCGCCACCCTGGCATAACTCTTCTGCCATCCTGGCAGAACCGCTTAGCGCCTCCGACATTGATCTAACGCCGTCAGCCGGCCGCCAATCCAGATTGATCGAAAGGAAGGTGCAGCGCATCTCTTTCACCACAGAAATGATGATGCCCCGCTGTTTCATCGCTTTGAGCGTTCGGTTCAAAGTCCGCTCTGGCACGTTGATGGGCGGAAGTTTCCAGGGCCACGGGCCTTCGGCGTTTGGAATGCCGCTCTGCATTTGCCGCATCGTGACATCAAACTGTTTTCGACCCCACTGAATAGAGTTGTCCATGATGTACGCAGCCACCCGGAATTCGTGGGGATCGAGATAGGGTCCCCATTCTCGGTTCAAGACATTTTGGATGGCGAGCTTCTGCTTGCCTGTAAAATCCTGGGGGCGGCGCATACTCATATCGGCTCCTTTGGCACGCCTGTAAGCTAGCGTTTACAGCGACGCTACGCAAGGCGAGTGGAATGCCGACATAGAATAATATGCCTTAATGTTCTGTATTTGACGAACACTCAGCCATAATATACCGTTAATGTCGGCGTAATGGAAATATAAAACTAAAAAAGTTTCCTTGCTGGCTTGCGGAGCAGAGGGTTTCTGTTATCGTCTGTTTTCAAGGGAAGATTGAACAAGACAAGCCGCTGTGAGCAAATGAACAACAAAGTCATCGCCGAATTGAAGACCGTTCCCATGTCTTTTCGCGTCGCTCCAGAGTTTCGCCAGCGTGTCGCGTCTAACGTCCGCAAGGGGCGACCGGGAGAGGTGCTTTACTTCTCCACCGCCTCGGACCTGTTACACGCAGCTATCGCCGACTACCTCGATCGCATCGAGGCAAGCAGCACCAACTAATTCTGTTTGGCGGTCCTGAGCTGGGTCCCGCCATTAGATGCCCGCCCTGTCCTTCCGCTCGGGCGGGCATCATCAATCATCAAATCGACGTTCCGGGATTGCCCTTTCCTGAGCAGCGTTGACGATCGGGACGCACCCCGATCAATGCCGGCGACGCTTCTATAGGTTGTTATCCCCGACCTCTGGCAGTGTCGCCGGCTTACTTTTCTGGATAATTTGACGAACACTCTAAGATATTGATATGTATATGATTTTTATATTGTCTGAGATGTTTTTGAGGTAGTGTCTCCTACAGATGTAGAGAGGATTTACCTTTGTTCGGTCGTGCCCGTAAGGCTAACCAATTGCAACCCGTTGCAATGAAAGCTCGCGCTCTCGCGGCACCGAGCGATTTTGATTTTTCGATTTTCGGTGCTCTTCCGTCTCTGACCGGCGTCATGGTCACTCCCCTGTCGGCTATGGCGGTTCCGGCCGTGGCTGCTGGAGTAAAGGCAATCGCGGAGGCGTCATCTGTCCTCCCGTTGCAAGTCTTTGAGCGCCGCAATGACGGCAGTCGTGAACGCCTTCGCGATCACCCGGCATATCGCCTTCTTAATATGTCTGCCAATCCCTGGACCGGTGGTGCCCAGTTTCGCGAACTGCTGACTGCCGACGCCATCGCCTGGGGTAATGGCTATGCGGCCATTCTTCGTGATCGTGATGGCGCTCCCCGCGAACTGCACCGGCTCAATCCTCCTAACGTAACTTTGGAAATCGACAGCGTGACCGGGGAGCCCGGCTACAAGGTCAGCACCTCCGGCAGTTCGACCCGGACGCTCGGCTTTACTGACATCCTACATTTGAGGGCGCCCAGCACGCTCGAGTGCGATGCCGTGAAAGGCCGCTCGCCCTTCACCGACTGCAAGGATGCCATCGGCCTTCTGATCGTACTGCAGGGATATGCAGCCAAGCTATTCAGCAATGGCGCTCGGCCTTCTGGTATCCTTTCTTTCAAGGAGCGATTGGGCGCGGAAGTCGCGGCTCGTATCAAGGCTTCATGGCAGGCCGCCACCTCTGGCGGTAGCGCAGGCGGCACCGCCGTGCTGGAGCAGGGCGCCGAATGGAAGGCTCTTCAATTCACGTCGGTGGATGCCCAGTTCGTTGAACTCTGGGCGCTTTCGATCACGGAAGTCGCCCGCGTCCTCCGGGTGCCTCCTGTCCTATTGATGGATTACAGCCGGCAGACCTGGGCCAACGCTGAAACCGGTGGTCAGCAATTTCTGACCTACACGCTGGCTCCCTGGCTTTCCCGTTGGGAAGCTGAAGTTTCCCTCAAGCTCATCGCTCAGGACGATCGCGAGAAGATTTTTGCCGAACACCTGACTGATGTGCTCCTTCGCGCCGACTTCGCCACTCGCGCTACCGCCTATGGGCAATATCGCTCCATGGGCGTCATGACCGCCAACGAGGTCCGCGCTGGTCTCAATCTGCCGAAGGTGGTTGGCGGCGACGAGCTTTCAAACCCCTACACCTCCACCGGCAAGCCGGACACGAAAACCGGAGATGAAGCTGATGAGTGAGCGCAAACCCGTTTCTCAGTTTTTTGGCGATGCCGAATACACGTTCCACCTGTTGCCCGACCTTGTCATTGAGCTGGAGCGCAAGCTCGGGTCCGGCATCGGCGCCATCTACCGCCGCTTTGCTACCTCGGATTTTGGCTTTGCTGATCTGACCGAAGTGCTGCGCCTGGGCCTGATCGGTGGCGGAACGTTGCCCCAAGATGCCGCCAACCTCGTCACCACCTATGCCGCGCGCATGAGCGTGATGGAACTCCATTTCGCAGCCATGCCGGTGCTTGATGCTCTTATGTCAGGTCCGGTGCAACGCGTTGCAAACCCGCGCCGAAGGAAAGCCGCATGACCATAACCCGTGATGAGATGGATTTCGAGGTCCGCTTTTCAGATGTTGGTGACAATGGCGAGGTTGAGGGCGTGGCCGTGCGCTTCGACACGACCGACACCTACCGGACGCAGTTCGCGCCGGAGGCCTTTCGTGGTCTCGAAGGCCGAAGCATTCCGATGCTCTGGGCCCACGACCCGGCCAACGTAATTGGATCATGGTCAACGTTCCAGGTCCGCGACGGCGGCCTCACCGCAAAGGGCAAGCTGAACCTGGAAGTCGCCAAGGCTAAGGAAGTCCGCGCCATGCTGAAGGCCAACGACATTTCTGGTCTTTCAATCGGCTTTCGCACCATGAAGGACGAGCGCGCCGCCAACGGCATACGCCGCATCACCGAAGCGGCCCTTCACGAAATCAGCATCGTCGCCTTTCCGAGCGTACCGGGCTCCGGTGTGACCCGCGTCCGTACTGGCGATTATCAAGCCGGCAGAGAGAGTGCAGCCGCATTCATAGCAGCCGTTCGCAATGCCTCCACCTCCCTCCAAGGAAATAACAAATGAAGCACGAAACAATCGAGACGCGCTCGGCGCTCCCGCTCGAAACCCGCAATGATGATCCGCTGGCAGCCGCAACCGCTGCGGTCGAAGAACTCCGCACTGCTGCGACGGCCTTCGAGACACGTCAGGCTAACGCTCTTCGCGCCGCTACCGATCGTCTCACCGCCATCGAAACCCGCCTTTCTCGCCCTGGCATACAGCAGGAGCAGACCAACGAGCCGGCCGCCGAAGTCCGCGCGTTCGGTACTTATCTGCGTCTCGGTAACAATGCGCCGGCCGACGAATTGCGTGCGCTCACGGTCTCGTCAGATGCCCAGGGTGGCTATCTGGCGCCGGCTGAAATGTCCTCCGAGTTCATCCGTGATCTTGCCCAGGTCTCGCCGGTGCGTTCGGTCGCTTCCGTTCGCCAGACCGGTGCGCCTTCGGTGCTGTATCCGAAGCGCACCGGCATCACTTCGGCGAAGTGGAAGGGTGAAAATCAGGCACAGGAGGCCAGCGAGCCCTCGTTCGGTCAGGCGGAAATCGTCATCCGTGAATTGAACACCTATGTCGATATCTCCAACCAGCTTCTCGCCGACAGCGCCGGTCAGGCGGAAGCCGAAGTGCGTCTCGCGCTTGCTGAAGACTTCGGCCAGAAGGAGGGCAGGTCCTTCGTGCTCGGTGCTGGCGTGCTTGAGCCGGAAGGAATTTTGACCAATCCTGATATTGCCGCAGTGGCAAATGGCAGTATCGAAGGCATCACCGCCGATGGCTTGGTCCGCACTATTTATTCGCTGCCGGCCACTTACCGGAATGCCGGCACCTGGGCGATGAATGGCACAACCCTTGGCCTCATCCGCCTGATGACCAATGCCCAGGGACAATTCCTCTGGCAGCCATCCCTTGCCGCCGGCAATCCCGAAACCATCCTTGGCCGGCCGGTCATTGAGCTTCCCGATATGCCGGATGCCAAGGACGCGAACAGCACACCGATCCTGTTCGGCGATTTCTCCGGCTATCGCATCGTGGACCGTGTCGGCCTTTCCATCCTGGTCAATCCTTACCTGCTTGCGACCAACGGCATGACACGCGTTCACGCCACTCGGCGCGTCGGCGGCGGCGTCATCCAGGCCACCAAATTCGCAAAACTCAAAATGAGCGCGGTTTAACCGACCCGGCACGAAAGGTTTCCATCATGCGTGATCTCAAATCCAACATCTCGCCGGTTGCTTCGATCGCTCCGGCAGTCCTGACCGCTACGGCAACAGGCAACGCCGTCGATTTGCTCGGCTTCAATTCTGCCCTCGTGTCAATTCTGACCGGTGCCATCGCGGGGGCGGGGGACTTCTCGCCGAAGCTCGAAGAAAGCGATGACGGCACCGCCTTTGCCGCAGTGGCCACCGATGACCTTATCGGTACGCTTCCGGCTTCGCTCGTTGCCGCCAGTTCCTATGAAGTCGGCTATCGCGGCCACAAGCGTTTCATCCGCCCCGTCATCACCCGCAACTCCGGCACCTCGATTGCCGCAGTCGCGGCGATCATTCGCGGCAACCCGGCCAACATGCCGACCTAATCCCTGAAAGGATAATCTCATGGGTATTGTAACAGCGGCCGGCACAAAGGTTTCCATCGGAACCACGTCGGCTTTCACCACGGCCACCGCTTACGCTGGTGACACTTGGACTCCGATCGCCAACATTGAAGATGTCGGCGAAGCCGGCTCCGAAGCTGAGATCGTCGTCGGTAAATATGTCGATCAGCTCTATGCGAGGAAAATCAAGGGGTCGCGCGACAACGGCACGATGGAGTTGACCGTTGCACGCGACAGTGCCGACGCCGGCTATCTCGCTCTTGTCGCTGCCGAGCAGACCGCTTTTTCCTACAATATCAAGGTGGAGTTGAACGATAGACCGGCCACTGGTGCCTCGCCGAAGAACTCCGTCTTCTATTTCAACGCTATCGTGGCCAGCCGAAAGAATGCTTTCGGGGGCTCCGATGACGTCGTCAAAACGACCTTCTCGCTGGCGATCTCGGGCGCCATCCTTGAGGTCGCGGCATCGGCCACCTGATCATGAAGCTGGCGGAAGAAATCATTGTTGTCTTGGCAGATAAGGCGGTCGAACTTCGGCCGTCGCTCCGCCATGCTATCCGGCTTGAGCGTCGGCAAGGCGGCTTCCGCCAACTCATTCAAGATATTCGCGATGGCAGTCTTGATGCTGCCGTTGCGATCATCGAACCTCATTTCAACGAGGGCTTTATCGAGAGTCGCGTTTTCGACGCGTTGCCAGACATCAAGCCTGATCTCATTTCTTATGTCCTGTCTTGCGCTGGCATGGACGCCGAAAGCGGTGCGGCTCGGGAAAATGAGGGTGAGAAGCCTACCAATACTCGTCCATTCGCTGATCATCTCGTTGATCTCTACAAGCATGGCACCGGCTGGCTCGGTTGGACGCCAGAGGCGACGCTGGATGCAACTCCGATCGAAATCACGAAAGCCTTCGAAGGTCACCTCGCCATGCTTCGCGCAATTCACGGTGGCAGCGAGCCGGCGGAAAAAGACGAGCGCCCTCTCGAAGACAAATTCCGCAGTGTGTTTGCCGGCATCGGCACGATGAAAGTGGAGGCCTGATATGGGGCGCCCCAGGAATATACTCTCGGCAAATGACGCTCGCCGCTTCAGTGTTTGGGCCGCAATAATTAAAAATCTGATTGCAGACCGCCGCGTCCAAGCCGCCAAGGTCGCGAGCGCCGCTTCGATTAGTCCCTCGTCTCTTTCCGCATTTCTGAGGGGTGAGGGCGGTATCACACTGCCCCAGCTAGAGAGAGCTTTAGAATTTCTTGGCCATGAACTCGACGCGGTCAGTGTTGAAGCGGAAGCGCCATTTATTCGCAAGCGATACAGGCCTGTTGCAACGTGTTGCAATGAAGGGATTTCGTGATGCCTCGCACCGCCCCGTCAGTTCGATCTTGTGGCTGTGTGCTCTCCCAAGGCCAACGTTGCCGCCACATCGTCGCCCGTGATCGCGAGCGCAAAGCGCTTTTTGATGCCCAACGGCCCAACGCTCGTGAGCGTGGATATGACAGCCGCTGGCAGCAGGCGCGCGCCAGCTTTCTCGCCAAGCACCCAACCTGCATTCGATGCGGCAATCCCGCCACCGTCGTCCATCATTCCACTCCGCATCGTGGCGACAAAGTAATTTTCTGGGACCGCTCGAAGTGGGTGCCTGCCTGCCAGCCTTGCCACGATGGCCCGCTCCAGTCAGCAGAGAAGAGACGCTGAGATGACAACGATACTCGATCGCTACGGGCTTCGGCGTGAATTGCGCAGCTCGAGAGAGGCTGCGCGTGTTGCGGGTGCCGACGGTGGAGATTTATGTCGGCCTACGAAGCTACTCAAAGATATTGTAGTCACTAATAGCCCGCCCCGTTCGTCGGAGATCGGTGCGTCTAAATCTGAAAGAATGGTTGTTTTCCTTCTGGCAGACCTTGAAGTCACCTTCACCGGTAATGAAATTTATAAGCCGGTCATTGTTCATGCAGACAGGGCATATAAAGTGCTGCGGTTGGCCTTGAACGGCCTCGGCCCTGAGCTTGTAAACGATATCATTCTCACCAGTCTGAAAAAGCTCATATCTGGCCTTTTCTCGTTCGAATTCGTCTTGCCGCTGCAACTCTCGGCTCAACGTCTTCAGCGCCTCGCTGAGTTGCATGTTCATGACGTTTGCGGTTGTCAATTCAGCGGCAAGCGCGTTCAGGAGCTTGGATGCCTCGCCGTCATCGGGCGCCTCGCTCGAAGAAAAAAGCTTCTTGATGAGATCAGCGGTGGAGGCGGCTTGGTTGGTCATGCCAATCGCCGTTGTGACCAGTGCGATCGCGCTTTGAATTTGCGTCATGTCCATTCGGCTGTTCTCCACACAATCACTCTGCAAGGTGCAAAATACAGCCCCGCAATTTCGCCTTGCAAGCGTGACCGGGGGGTATCCACCGACTTTCTACATCTCTCGGGGACCGGCGCAGGGAGACACGCGCACGATTTGCAAAGGATCATTCGATGAGCATCGTCAATCTCACCGCCGCTAAGGCTCATCTCAACATTACCGACGCGATCGACGATCTCGTTATCCAGGGCAAAATCGATGCCGCAGAGGCTCACGTCGAGGGCATTATCGGCTTTTCGCTCGCGTCCGGTTTCGGCACATCCGACGATGTACCTGATGATGTTCGCGAGGCTATTCTCCAGCTCGTCGGGCATTTCTACGAAAACCGCGAGGCCACGCTCATCGGCATCACAGCCGAAGAGACACCTTTCAGCGTTTGGCAGTTGCTTGCGCCGCATCGGGAGTACGTCTTCTGATGAGCCACCAGACCGACAGGCTGAAACGTCGCCTCAATGCCATTCCGAAAGAAGTAAGGAAGGCTGTTGAACCTGCCCTGATCAGCGCCGGCACTGATCTCTCGATCGGCATGCGCGTGCTTTCTCCGGTCGATAGTGGTGATTTGCGCGCCAGCATCCATGTCACCGCGCCCGGCCAGATGACTCCGACCTATTCTCAGCCGGGCGGCTCGCGCGTTGCAGGTGAAAACGAGGTGCTTGTGACAGTCGGCAATGAGGAGGTCCGTTATCCGCATCTTGTCGAATACGGCACTGCCAACACGACCGCCCAGCCGTTCTTTTGGCCGGCCTTTCGGCTGAAACGCAAGGGCCTCGCCAACCGCATCAAACGTGCCATCCGCAAGGCCGTGAAGGAGGCCAGATAATGGAGCCGTCTCTCGCTCTCCAAGCTGCGATCCGCTCTCGTCTGGTAGCTTCTTCGGCGCTGACTGCGCTCGTTCCGGCCGCCAACGTGCGCGATGCCAATGGCATTCCTGCCGTTTTTCCGTGCGTTCTGATCGGAGAAGGTATGTCATCACCGGCCGGTGATATTTCGCGTCAGCGCCATGATGTTGTTCTGGACCTTCATATCTGGGTGGCTGAAACCGGCCTTGTCACTGCAAAGCAAATAGCTGGCGCTATCCGGGCAGCGCTGACCGATACCGTGTGGGCGGCTGCCGGCTTGCATGTGGCCGATCTCCATGTGGCGTCCTCCCGCTTCCTTCGCGACCCCGATGGCATCCATTCGCATGCCGTAATCTCGCTATCAGCGATCGTGAAGGAACTTGCCTGATGCGTGCCGGTAAACTCGACAAGACCATCACCATTCAACGGCGCGGGGAAGTCATTGACGACTATGGGACCGTGACGGAAGGTTGGACCGATCTCGTCACCGTACGCGCCCAGGTGATCCAACAGAGCGCAGAAGAATTCCTCAAGAGCGCCGGCACCAGCGAGCAAACTGCCTTTGTGTTCCGCATTCGCCATCGCGAAGGCCTCGCGACTGCCGATCGCGTCTCTTTTCAAGGCGATTTTTTCGACCTCAAGGAAATTAAGGAATTGGGCCGGCGGGACGGGCTGGACCTGCGATGCGTGGCGGGAGGCTGAGTTGCAACCCGTTGCAAAACCCGTAATCCGAAAGCGGACCCGACAGGCATTCCAACGCGTTGCACCGGTCAACCCTTTCCCTGAGATTGCCGACCCGCTCGGCTACGGTCAGCGCGCGGTTGATTGGCTTCGTGCCCTGAAGCATCCGAAGTCGGAATTGCCGGGCAACGCGTTCCAGCTCGACCCATGGCAGGAGAAGATTGTCCGACATATATACGGCCCGCGCCATGATGACGGCACACGCATCGTACGCAACGTCGTGATGCTCCTCCCGCGCGGAAACCGCAAAACCAGTTTGGGCGCTGCACTGGCACTGCTTCACACCCATGGGCCAGAGGCTCGTCCAGGTGGCGAAGTCTTGACCGCCGCTGCCGACCGAAAACAGGCGAAGCTCGCCTTCTCCGAAGCCGAAAGCATCATCCGCGCCGGAGACGCTGATCTCTGGACAAAAGGGCAGCAATCGCGCCGCTTCGATGCTGGGAACGCGATCAAGCTCCAGGAATATAAAAACCGCCTGACCTTTCCGAATGGCTCATTTCTCGAAAGCCTTTCCAGCGACGCCGGGACACAGCACGGGCGAACGCCAGTCTTCGCCCTGATGGACGAAATTCACGCCTGGAAAAAGCGCGACCTCTTCGATGTCATTCGCACCGGCCTTGTGAAGGTGCCGGGCTCGCTCTCCATCATCATCACAACGGCCGGGCGAGGGCAGGAGAATATCGGCTTTCAGATCATCGATTATGCCCGCAAGGTCGCCTCTGGCAAAATTGATGATCCGGCGACGTTGCCGATTTTGTTCGAAACCCATCCTGACGCCGACTGGCAGGATGAAGATGTCTGGCGCGCCGCCAATCCCGGTCTCGCCCATGGTTATCCTGACATCGCCGGCCTTCGTCAGCTTGCTCGCGAGGCTGCCGAACGCCCGGCCGACCGCGAAGCCTTCCGCCAACTCCATCTCAATGTCTGGCTGGGCCATTCCTCTGACCCGTTTGTAGAGATGAGCATCTACGACCAGGGCGCCGCGCCGGTCGATCTTGAAGATTTGGAAAATGACCCATGCTGGATAGGTGTGGACTTGTCATCGACCAGTGACTTGACTGCGATCGTGGCCGCTTGGCGAGATGGAAACGACGGCTACATTGTCGTGCCGTGGTTCTTTTGCCCTGAAGACAATCTCGATAGGCGGACGCAGCAATCCGGTTATCCCTACAGTCGGTGGGCTGAAGAAGGCCTCATCTATGCAACGCCGGGCAATGTTGTCGATATACGCGCGGTCGAGGATCACATTCGCGACCTTTGTTCTCGCTTCGACGTGCGCGAGATCGCCTTCGACCCGCACTATGCCCGCATCACCATGGCCAATCTAGCGGAAGACGGCTTTCCGGCTATCGAGATGCGGCAAGGCTGGGTCACCATGGGGCCGGCGATCAAAGAGCTGGAAAAATCAATCATCGCTCGCAGGTTTCAACACGGTGGCAATCCCGTCCTCCGGTGGAACTTCGACAACATCGCTATCCAGGATGACGGAAAGGGCAATCTGTCATTCCACAAGGGCAAGGCCCGCGACAAGATTGATGGCGCCGTCGCCACCGCCATGGCGGTCGGACGCGCCGTGCTGGGCGAGGATAATCGGTCGATTTACGACAACGCTTCTGAGCGCCCGGAGGGCTTGCTCGTTTTCTAAAGGAAATCCCCATGCCCGCAACCGAAGAAGAACGCCTCGTTGTCGCCCTCGAAGCCCGCATCAAGGAATTCGAGCGGAACTTCCAGCGCGCCAACCGCACGGCCGTGAACAATTTCGATCAGATCGAACGCCGGGCCAAACGATCGGCTGACGCGCTCGAAACATCGATGACCAAAGCTGCCAAGGGCGTCAACGTCGCAATGGCTGCCATGAAGGGTGGCATTGCCGGCCTCGTTACCGGTCTCTCCATCGGCGTTCTTGAGGGAATTCTAAGCCGCGTCGGCTCGCTGACCCGCGAAATCGCAAACGTCGGGAATGAGGCAAAGCGTGCCGGCTTGTCATCCAAGGCTTTCCAGGAATTGGGCTATGTCGCCCAGGCGAACCGTATCCCTATCGATGCTCTGACAGATGGCATGAAGGAGCTTTCCCTTCGTGCCGACGAATTTATCGTGACCGGGCAGGGGAGCGCTGCCGAAGCATTCCAGCGTCTTGGCTACAGCGCCGCCGAGCTGAAGCAAAAACTGAAAGACCCTTCCGCGCTTTTGGTGGATATCATCGGCAAGCTTGAGCACCTGGACCGCGCCGCGCAAATCCGTATCGCCGATGAGCTGTTCGGCGGCACCGGTGGCGAGCGCTTTGTCGAATTGCTGGACCGCGGCGCCGATGGAGTGCGCAAACTTATCCAGGAGGCGAACGACCTGGGCGCGGTGATGTCTGATGAGGTGATCGCCCGTGCCGACGAACTCGACCGGAAATTTACGGCGATCGGCAGCACGGTAAGCACCTGGACAAAGCAATCCATTCTGGGTCTTGTCGGCGCCATGGACGACGTTCTCGACAGTTTCAATAAACTCGAAGAGCAATCGACGCGTAACGTCCAGAGCCGCCTAAGCAACATTTACAGCCAGCTCGAAGCGGAGAAACAGCACCTCACCGATTTGCAACAAGTTGCAACGGGGACGCCAGCCGATGAAATGAACATCCGGCAGTCACAGCAGGAAATCCAGCGTCTCACCGACGAGGCGATCGGACTTCGCGACATTCTTGATCGCCGCAACGGATATAACGAGGGCTTCATCTATCGCACTGGAGAAGAGGCGAAGGATGCGACGCCTTCGCTTGAAAACCTCTATGGCGCGCTGAACAGCACCGGCACCTCGGCCGGCAATGGTGCTAAGGGGCTTCAGACATTCGCCGATGCCGTTCGCGCGCTGAAAAAGGAAGTGCCGGACCTCGCCAACTCGCTTGCGACCCTTGATGCCCAGGCCCGAATTGATGCCGCCTATAAAGCGGCACTGAATAAGTCCCGCACCATGGGCGATGTCTATCTCGCCAACGAGATGCGCGGTAAAGCGCTCCAGGCTGTGAACGTGAAGTCAGCCACCGATGATCCGACCCGCTATCTGTCCAGTGTCTTGGCATCGGGGAAAGGGCAAGATCATATCTTAGGCATGGCGGCGGAATTCCAGCGCAAGCTTGCTACCATGCTCGCCAGCATGCCGGATGATTTGAAGGGTAGCGTCAGCGTCAATTCCGGTTACCGATCGACCGAACGACAGGCCCAGCTCTGGCTTGATGCCTTGAAGAAATACGGCTCGCCGGAAGCGGCCCGTAAGTGGGTGGCACCTCCTGGCAACAGCCAGCATAATAAGGGCAATGCCGCCGATCTCGGTTACAGTTCTGATGCTTCCCGCCAGTGGGTACATCAGAATGCCGGCAATTTCGGCCTGTCCTTCCCGCTCTCGAATGAGAACTGGCATATTGAGGACACGGATGCGCGAGGTAAGGCCAACGCCGCTGACGTGCAACGCCAAACCCAAGAGCTGACCCAACAGGCGCAGGCCTATCGCCAGATCGTCACGGAAGCCCAGCAGTTCACCAAGACGCAACAGGGAGAGCAGCAGGCCTTTAACATGTCGGCCCAGGCCGCAGCCGCCTTTCGCTACGAACAGCAGATGCTTGTCGAAGCCCAACGCGCTGGCATCACCCTCACGCCGCAGCAGCGTTCAGAAATCCAGCAACTCGCCCAGGATATGGCGCAGGCCGTGCAGGCCACCGACCGTCTTGCCATTTCGCAGCAAAACGCCCGTGAGACGGCTGATTTCTTCGCTCAGGGCGTCAGCGACGCGCTGACCGGTCTTGTCATGGGGACGACAACGGCGGAACAGGCTCTCCAGGGGCTTCTTCAGATGCTCGTAAAGGCGACGCTCCAGGCTGCATTATTGGGAGACGGCCCGCTGGCTGGCATCTTCGGAACTTCCGGCTCTGGCGGCATCCTGGGCGGCCTCTTCGGATCACTGTTCGGCGCGAAGGATGGCGGCGAGATAAAAGCCTTTGCCAGTGGTGGCAGAGTGCGGGGGCCTGGCACGTCGCGCAGCGATAGCGTGCTAGCTAAGCTTTCCGATGGCGAGCACGTTATCAACGCCAAGGCGGCAGGAGAAAATCGGCCGCTCCTCGAAAGCATTAATGCCGGTAAGACGCCAGTCCTACCTACGCTTAGCGTCGGCGAGGTTACCGGAGGGCGGGTGAACAACATCTCGAATGTGTTCTCGCCAACGATGCCGATCACCGTACAGGCATCCGGCAACAAGGATACCGATCAGGCCCTAAGCGCCCGCCTCACAAAAGAAATGGACACGTTGCTGGAGAACAAGATGACCGAGTTCACCATCAAACAGCAGCGCTCCGGCAATTTACTTAATCGTGGTCGCTTCTAAGGTTGATCTTGTGCAAAGTTTTATTAAGACGGCTGGATTACATCCATAGATAGAATCAAATATCTCTCGTCCAAAGAAGAAATTCTAGGATTTCCTAAAAAACGGGGACAAAATGTACTGTGAGGAATTGCCGCCGTCTTGCCCGCCGGCCAAGGCTATCGAAGACGCAATCGGCCCCGTGTTTCGTCGGACGGACCAAGACCCTCCTTCGAAGGATGATTTCGTATCTCATGCCGCTTTGGGGAAAAAGGCCGCATTTCCGGTTGATCCATGTCGCTGGGCGTCATGTTCGCTGTTCCGTGATAAATCGCAGATCGCAAACATTTCGTCAAAATTGCCAAAGCCTCGTACTTTCGCAAATTTTATAGCGGAGTTGACAATTCCCGCAGGTTCAGGCCGATGGATCGAGGGTAAGAAGGGCCACATCGATTTTTGGATGTATGGAGCATTCGATCCGCTAACGGCTGTGACCACCGTAGAGAGTTTGGACAAAGTCTGATGAAACCGCTGAAGCCTAGGCGCCGAAAAGCTCAGTACCAAGCGACGCTCGTCTATATGGACGAGCCGCAGCTCATCACCCTTATTTCCGCAAAAACTCGGATTATCGCGCTTGCTGTTCCCAGCAATAAAGACGATGCGCTTTTCTTCTATGCGACATCCGTATCTCCGAAAAATTGGGATAAATATATGTCTGGTAGCGTGGATTTGCGTTACCTGTTTACCTATCCCGACCAGAGAACCGCGTACACTTTCGATCTGTCCGAGATGGAAGAGGGTACCGTCTTCATGACGCAGTACCTCGATGATGCGCCAGAAGAATATCTCCCGTCGCCGCGCTTTTTCGAAAGTAATCACACAGAGGAATTTGAGCACGCTCAGCGTCCAGACGAATCTTCGCGGCTTTTTGTAGATGGAGAATGGGAACTCGTTGAGTTCGGTCAATTCAATCAACGATATGCCGATATTTACGCATTTTCGACGGCTGTGAACACTTGGGAGCTGCCAGGGATTTCGTTGAAACAACAGCAGGACATACGTAGGCCATTCATGGAGCGGCCGTATCAGGGTGGATTTAGCTATGTGCATTTGTTTCACGATCTGAACGACAATGTGCCACCCAGCGAGCAGTTAAGCCTAAATAAAATTCAGTACGCGTCGCCCGGCTATGTTGATATGTTAGGCAAAGAAGACACTTTCGATGAGCTGCGCTCCATTATCGAAAACTATCTCGCCAATCGACGCGAGATAACCATTGCGTACAACACGCTGTACAAATATTTGCACGAAAATCGGTATTTGCAGATGGCCGGCGACGCCTACCTGAAGGGAGATGCTTCAGAGCCTTACATCTTGCAACAAACAGAGAAGCTCAACAATCTTCTGAAGATCGGAAAATTCGCGTCGATCAAGGCGATGACTGCCGAGAATGCTCTGGTCTCGGCAAAGGTCGTTTTGTCCTTCTATCGGCGCCTACATGAGCTTGGGCAATTTTTTGCTCAGGGTAGAGTGGCATTCGAAGAATAGTCACGGCGCCAAAAAACTAAGCTAGTAGTCCATCATAGCGCACCTTAGCCATCCATGTGGCTAAGGTTGCCGGTCGCGTGCCTTGCCCATATCGCTCTTCAACGCCGCCCGAGCGCGCCCAACCGCCCAAAGCGCGTGTTGCATCAATCGGCACGCCGGCCTCGCGAAGTGCATCTCGGAAGCCATGCCGGAACGAGTGGAAGGACGTGCCGGCCTCATCGATGCCGAGCTGCTTCTTCTGGAAATAGGCGAAACGCTTTTGGAATATGTCGCTGATCTGGTCCTGGCTCTCGCCTTCGAGATCGGCGAAGAGGCGGGACACGCCATCTTCCCGCAGTTTTGCAACGCGTTGCAACAGTCCCAGGCGTATAAGCTCAGGGTGGATAGGGATGATGCGTTCGGCTCCAGGCGTTTTGAGGCTCTTGTCGGCTGTCTTTCTGAGAATAAAGCATTCAACGCGATCCCGCAGGCCAATATCATCAACGCCCATGCTGACGATCTCACCCATTCGCATGCCTGAGTAGATGGCGATAAGCGGCACCCAATAGCGGCCGGCCATCTCTCCATCCTTCGACCATTTCGGCAGGGCCGCGACAATCTTGTTCATTTCGGTCACGTTGAACGGCCGCTTCGAAGTTTCGCCAGATACTTTCTTTGGCGCCATGCGCGTTGCGGGATTTACGGTTAGCAGGCCCTTCCCAATCGCCCAATTGAAGAAGGCTGACAGGGTGTGCGTGTACACTCGAATGGTACCGGGCGAGATAATCTTGTCGTGTCGTTCTGCTGCCAGCGTCACCATTTCACGCAGCGTCCTGCATTTCTTGTAGGCCTTGAGCTTGGACACATTGGCCGGCATCCCTGCAAATAGTTCCTGCACGATGGCGCAGTCGGCGCGCGAGATCGATGCAAGCGTGCGATCATCGCCGATGACTTCACGCATTGCCCGAAAGGTCATCACATACTTAGCGTCGGCCGTGTCGCCCAAGTGAGCGCGTGTCGGGTCACTCTGCATACGGGTGATGGCCTCGCCCAAGGTGACGCTTTCGGCCTGTGTTGGTGCCGGAGAGATGGAATTGATGCCCGCGAAAAGAGGATCATGCGCCACGTCGCCGTGTTGGCCATCCATCCGGTCGAGCATGCGTTTCAGGTGCTCGATGTCTGCACGCCGCACCAGCTCCAGCAATCGCATAAGCTCTGGCGAGGCTGTGAATGGCTCGGCGCGTTTTCCCATCGTGGCTGCGAGAGGAAGTGGGATGGCCAGCTTCTTCTCTGCGACGATCGATCGGGCTTGGGTTAGGAGTGCGGCCTCCGATGAAGGGTCACGCGTTTCAAGGCCTCCGATTTCGTGAGTGAGGTTTTCCCGAACCTCGTCATCTTCAACGAGGGGGGCGCCTTGCTGCCGTTGCCAGAAGTCACCGATCACTGCCCGCCGCATTTCGGCTTCGGTCACTGTGTCTTTTCGGCTGACCGGCTCGCCCTGTTTCAATGCCTGTCGCTGTTTTTGCCACAAGACATCGAGTTGAACGGCAGCGAGTCGCGCTTCTCTGGCGGCGATTTTATAGTCGGAAGTACCTAGCGACAC